GAACTACTACATTTTCTAAGGAGAAACGATATGGCACTCATTCCAACACAGGCGACACTGACGGTAGGCGGGCGGGTCTTTACTGATCTAAAAAATCTGATTTTGATTAGAGCGCACACTCAGATTGCTGGTAACTACAGCACTGCTCGTCAGCTTAATTCTTCAACTGGCTATACACCAAGTGGTGCGAACAAGTTTAGAATTCTTGCCGTTAGAATCACGTTGCACGCCGCAAGCGCCGATACTCAAATTGGTTATGGTGACAATGATGTGACCCTTTCGAGCGTTGCTGCTCCAACGAATATTGTTTGGCCGACTGGTGACCCTGCCGGAGCATTTTTGACAACCTCTTTTGCGGTTAGTGCTTTCCCATTGGATAAGTACGAAATTGCCTTGGATTTTTTAGTACCAAACGGGAAGTATATTTTTAACTTTTCAGGGGTTGAGGCATCATACGACATTTTTGGATACGAAGAAGCTTAATCGGAGGTCCGCATGTCTGCTGGTCTGTACAACATATTGATTGAGCAGGGTGCCGACTTCGAGCAGACGTTCACTATTGTCGATGATGCTGGTGATCCTGTGAATATCACTGGAGCTACGATTCGGGGACAGGTTCGATTGACTGCATCCGATCCTGCTCTTGTTGTTGCGTTCACGTGCTCCGTGGTCAATGGACCAACCGGACAAGGGAAGTTTGGTATTCCAGCAGCGACAACGACTACAATTCCTTGCAATCCTTCAGACCTTGCAGAGAGAACTATCACTCCGGCGTCATATGATTTGGAGATACAACATCTCAGTGGAAAGATTGAGCGGTTGCTTCAGGGTATTGCAAGCATCTCACCAGAGGTCACACGATGAGTATCGTTGTTGAAAAGGTCGGTCCAAATCTTGTTATCAGCGTCGGACAACCTGGACCTCCAGGTGCAAATGGAGCTCCCGGAGCACAAGGCAATCCTGGAGCGCAAGGTGATCCCGGTCCTCAGGGTGATCCAGGACCTCCTGGTCCTCAAGGTGATCCTGGTGCTCCCGGTGTGCCTGGTTCGCAGATCTACGTTGTGGCGTCTCCTCCTGCCGGAATTCTTGGAGTTGACGGCGACTTTGCAATCGACTCCTCGACAAACGACTACTACTCGAAGGAGTCTGGTAGTTGGGTACTCAAGGGCCAGTTTTTGCCGTCGAACGTTCCTAGCGGTGGGACAACTGGTCAGGTTTTAGCAAAGCTGTCTAATACCGACTTTGACATGACTTGGGTGACGAACGATCCGAGCTCAAAGTTGGACATTGTAGCTAGTCCAGTATTTGAACCTGACAATGATGGCTACGTTCAGTGGCACCGGATCTATGGCTCTGTTGATCCGCTGCAAAACTCCCCGAACGCCGGATTCGATCTCACTACTAGAACCCTTGATTTTGATCCGAACTCAACTGGCTTCAACATTGGGACGAACGGCGACGCTGGCTACCTTCAGAAACTTTATCTTAGGCATCTTGGGACTAGTGACCTTGGACGAATTGGACATTCACAGTTCAACTTTGACCTAGGCAACGGAACCGACCCGATCACTATCAAGGGAGTTGGATACCAGTTTGGCTTTGGCCAGATTGCTGCTGGAGTCACGATCACCGACTACATACAGGGGTATGGGTTTCAACCAAACGTCAACGCTGCCGCTACGTTGCTCGGCTTTACTACGGCGTTCTATGACAACGCTAACATTGGTTGCATCACTCCTGGATACATCTCTTTTAACGCTGGACCTCAGATCGCTTCGATCCCGAACAACCAGAGCTACACTGCGTTCAATGCCAACCCTCAGATCACGACTCTGACTGGGAATGCAGGAGCGAACGGCTTTGCAATTGCTGGAACAATTGGAACGATCAACTCTGGTTCGTACAATGCTCTGAACATCAGCCCTACTGTCACTCTGAATAAGGGGTACGTTGCCGGGTTCAATATCAACCTGGATAACGTGACGAACTACGCTGGGTTGAAATCCTCGCTTGTGGTTCAGGACATCACTTATGAGTTTATTGCGTTCGGCGATAACAACGCATTTACAATGGAGTATGTGGACGACACTACCGCAGGGAACGAGTCGTTTACTATTCTTGGTAACGCGATCACCTGTCACATAGAGTCTGGCGTTTCTACTGCTACTCAGGTAGCTGCAGCAGCAGCTCTGAACCTAGGATTCATCGGTGCCGTATCTGTCACGATCACTGGGACAGCTTCAGATCCTCAGTTGACTGCTGCTGCAACGAACTTTGCTGGTGGTGAAAACCCCGGCGTGAAAGAATGCTACATCAAGGGCAACCTTCGTATTGATGGCGGTCTGTCCTTTACTGGCAGCTTGTCTATCGGGGCACTGAGTGCATTTGCTTCGTTGCCAATGGTTGACGGCACTGGAACTCCCGTTTCAATTCATAGTCTGATTACGAATCCTACTGTTGCTGCGAATGACACGGTTACGTTGGCCGATACTCTCGGCGTCAATACCGCTATGTTGTTGAACATTGGTGACAACGCCACGGTGACTACTGGATTTCTTGGGGTTCAGGCTCTTGGTTTGCCTGCGGTTGTCACGATGGGCTCTGGCTCAACCGTTGACGTTGTAGGCGGCGCGACGTTTGCACTAAGCCTTGATGCTGGTGCCACTGGTGGAACAATTGGGACGTTGAACCTTTGCAGTGCTCTGGCGATCCCAAACGGTTCGACCACTGTGAACGATTCTCGTGGATACTATTTCGACATGCCGTTTGGTGATGTTGGGACTACGATATGGGGCTTGTACTCAAAGCCAGTATCCGCTCACAACTATATAGCCGGGGATTTGGTTGTTGGCGGCTCTGATACTCCAGCGAACTCCAGCGTAGGTATTGAGTTGAACTCATCGACTAAGGCAGTAAAGTTGTCTGCTATGACCACTGCTGAAAAACTTGCACTAAGCCCCCTTGGTGGAATGCTGGTTTATGATGAAACACTCGGCCAGATTAGTTATTACAACGACGTGTTGAACGCATGGGTTGATATTTAAGGAAAACATATGGCTATTGAAAAAAGTAAGACACTGAGCAACGGCGTGACTGGAAACTACTGGAGAATCACTTCCATCCTGATTGATAGACAGCGCATGAGAGTTCGCGGTCAGATAGCTTTGTTCTTGAATGCTGAGTCGAGCGCCGCTGGTAATCAGCCCATTGGAGCGGAAAAGGCTTTTGCGTTTCCGTTGGTCCTTGCTGAAATTGCACCACCTACTAATCTCATCGCATACGTGTACGGAAAGATTATAGCTGCGGCTTCTGTGCCGGTGACAACCGACATCCTTGGAAACCCTCTTCCAGAGCCGACAACTGTTGACCCTGATTTAACTGGTGGTATTAACGTTCTATGAGTACAGAACAAGCACTTCAGATCCTTGCCCTTGCTACGCAAAACCTCGCGGCTACTCGCCAGCAGCACCAGGAGATCCTTCAGGCGCTAGGCGTTCTTGAGCAGATGATTAAGGTATCCAAGGCTCAGCTCACAGCTGTTCCTGCTGCTAATTCAAAAGCCGAATAAATTCAGTTCTGAATAGTTGATCGTTTCTGAGTTGACCCATATACTTCTGTGAAGGGGATCAACGGATGAAAATCAAGCTAATCGTTCTTGCTGTTTTGGTTACGTTCAGCTCAGGATGCGCACACCGTCCGATCATGGAAGGTTGTAAGAAACTTCCGATGCAGGACCGCGATTGGTCTGAGTGCGAAAAACAAGTCGCGTGATTGCCAAGATGAAGAAGGAAAGTCTTGAGGTTCGCTTGTTGAACTACGCCATCACTGCGCTGTTGAGCATCGTATCGATCATTGGATCATACGGCGTGCATCTCATTTCAGATATGGCCGCAGACCTCAAGGGGCTCAACGTCAAGATGGCAGTGATCATGACTCAGACGGCTGATCAGAAAGAGGGGCTTGCCTCTATGGATCGTCGAGTGAAGGCGCTGGAGAGTGCCGCTTCGTGGGCACGCAAATAACTCAAGCTGAGTGCATTGAGAGATACGGTGCGATAGTTGGCAACCAATGGATTGGTGAGGTCGACTGGTGCATTTTGATCCCGGTGCCTAAGCAGGTACGTGAAGCGGTGATCAACTCTGCTACTGGGAGAGAGTGGTCCCACGTTTATTGCAACAAGGACATGGTAGCTCCGCTGATTGCTGCTCTGAATAATTTGATTAAGCGCGACAGACTGTTTGAGCTGAAGACCTTTGATGGGTGCTTTAATATCCGAAAGATCAGGGGATCTATGCACTCGTGGAGCGCTCACAGTTGGGCGATGGCGATAGATTTCAATGCAAAACAAAATCCTCTCGGGGCGGAACCTGTCTGGAGTGGTGAATTCATGCGATGCTTTACAGATGCTGGATTTATCTCTGGCGCACACTTCAGTCGCAAGGATGGGATGCATTGGACCTTAACCGGCTTTTAGAAACTAGTGACAAGACGTTCCTGGCGCAGACCGCTGCGTTATTCTTGTTGATGGTCTGTGAGCGTATCCTGGGCCGTACACGGTTCGGGAGTCTGATAGGACTTGCGCAAGCGGTCGTATTGTTTATTGTGAAAACGTTGTTTGGGCGGATTGTCGCCCTGTTCAAACGGGGCACTCCCCAGAAAGAAGAGAAGAAGGATGGTTCAGTTAATCGAGAAGAAGGTTGAGCTCACGAAGGAAACCGCTGAGATCTACGCAGCTCTTGTTGCGTTGGTTGATGCTGCAGCTGTTGGCAAGAAGATGGGATTGTCTGGCTTGGCGCTTGGCATTCACATTGGATCGTCCGGCATGAGCCCTTTGGTTTCTGCTGTTGACGGTTTGGGGATGTTGCCTGCTGAAGCTAAGGAAGCGTTGCCAGCGTTCCTGCTGACTCACGGCGTAGGCGCTGGTGAGATCTCTGCTGCAGTTGCAAAGCTGATTGAAGCTAAAGGTCCAGAAGCAGCTCCTGTTGCTCCAGCTCCGGAAGCTCCAGTAGCTTGAAGAAGTCGTCTCTAATTATGGCGGTGGGGGTGCTGGTCACTGTGGCTTGCACCTCCATCCCATTCAAGCAAGATTTGGGTTTTTTGGTATCCGCTCAGGCGAATAGCCCGGAGTTCCCCGTTTGGATCGGCGGCAAGCTTTGCGCTGACCTTGATGGCCAGCCTGGCATGTGCGCTAAGCGAGTGCGGTCGAATGATGATTTGGTGATCCGGTTTGATCCGCAGCAGTACGTTTACTCGGTCACCGTTACTTGCAGCTCTGGCATTCCAAGACCTCCAGGAGCTACGGTACCGGCGAACACTTCGCACTTGATCACTATCCCTGCTGCAGACTTTGCAACGTTCAGGAACTTTACTTGTATTGGAGAAGTAGCCCCGCAGGACAGGGCACCCCCTATCTCGTCGATGTTTCGGATTTCGATTGTTGTGATGGACGAGAGGTACCTAGGGCGTGAGGTGCCGTTTATCACGAAGCTGAAGGACAAGAGGGTATTGGTCCTTGGCCAGTACGCCAGAACGTCACGGGTATTTGACCGTGGGGTATGGACTACGTACAGGGAGCAGACGACTGTGCCTGTAACGGATGACGATGATTCGATCATGGCGGTCAGTGAAAGTTACGCATCGCGTTTCAACTACTTCCGCCCAGAGGCGTTTAAACGGGCCGCAAATCAATGAGTGACACGGAAGCACCCAAACCCCTAAGCCGATATCAATACGAGGACCTTAGGCCGCCAGCAGTCCCTCAATCGGTATTAGATGGGATCATCGTTTTGATCCTTGAGCCGAAGACGAACATCGTGTCAGCGGTGATCAGTGGGATTAAGTTGACGTTGGCGCTTGTGTATCTCATCGCGAGAGAGCGATTGCTTGCAGCGCAGGTGGAGTTCAGCAAGCAACGGTATGAGCTGGACCGGGCGGCGAAGAATCAGGGTGATTTGAACAAGGACGACCTAGACGGCCAGACCAGACCTTAGCTGCTCTCGGGACACACCTATAGCAATAGACGGCATCCTCTGAATTCCACGTCCCACAATCCCCACACTGCCACCCTGTTTCGTTCAAGTCCCACCTCCATTTAAACGACACTATAAAAACACGGTTACTGTTTAAAAGCTATAAAATCAACCCCTTATTTTATATTGACTTTTCATATATAACCTTATATACTTTATATATGAATACGAAAACAACTCTTCTACCAAGGGAACGTATCGAATCAGTGTACTCTGGCCGCCAGGGATGCATGTGCGGATGCCGCGGCACCCACTCTGACAAGCCAGCAACGATCACGAAACTCCTCCAACAGTACGAGGACGCGATCAAGACGGGCATCACAATTCAAACCGATGCCGCTACCGAAACTCATGGACCTATCATGAGCTGGATCAGCGCAAGCGATCGTAAGTACGTCATCTTTTTCACAAAGGAGTAAGTATGTCCTACCCCTACTCAGACAATAGCCCAGCGACCTGCTCACACTGCGACAAACCTATTGACGACGACTCGAAATGGGATCTGTGCCTGGAGTGTGCGAACGCCGATAAACGGTGTAGCGCAGCGACTGACTTCATCGAGGATCACCCTTACGGGTCCAAGCAATACGGCCGGTTGACTGAAGCGGAACGTAAAATCCTTCATGGGTTTTTGAACATGCACGCATTCCTATCGAAGGACGACTTTCAGTCGAAGGTGAACCGGATGCACCTTGAAAAGCCTAGGACGGAACACTGGTCAATGATCGAGGAGATCTTGTCCTGCATCAACTCAGCAACGGAGATCAAATGAAAACGAAAACAACTCCTGGTCCGTGGATATTCGACGAACACTACAGCTTGATTATGGCCGCCGATCAGGTGGAGGTTGCTGCAGTTCACGCTGGACGCGGTACGAAGCCGAAGGAGGCGTCAGCAAACGCTCATTTGATAGCCGCAGCCCCTGAAATGATTGAGGCACTGAAGGCCGCTCTGCTCGTTGTTGGTAACTGTGCGTACTGTGATGACGCCGAGCACATCATTCGTAAAGCGATTGCCAAAGCTGAAGGAGAATCGAAATGAGCAGCACCGAATACAACGGATGGATGAACTACGAGACGTGGAACGTGTCTCTGTGGATCGGCAACGATGAGGGCTTGTACGAAATGGCGCGAAAGTGCCGCGATTACAAGGCATTCGTAAAGGCGATGGCACTTCTCGGCGGAAAGATATCTGAGGAAACACCTGATGGTGTGCTCTGGAACTACGACGACCTCGATATTGCAGCACTTGATGAAATGATTGGTGAGTTATGAGCCCAGACGAAATGAAGAAAGCATTCACTGTAGCGTGCATCATCCTGGAAGCGATACCCGAGGACGGAGTTGCAAGCGGTACGCTGTACGCGATGCTCATGGCCTACGGGATACAGCTCCCCGTCTACGACGAGATGATCAGGGGTCTGTGCGCTATCGAAGCATTGAACTCGAAGAACCACTACCTGAGACGCGGCAAGGAATATGAGCGAACGCTATCGAACATGAACGCTCTCGCAAACCAGGTATAGACAGAAACAAGTAAATCAATATAGGAGAAGACCATATGAAAACGCCTAGTGCAATTGACAGAGTATTGAAACCACAACCGAAGAAAGAGCTACTTCAGGCTCACGTTCCAGCTGACCTGTTGGAAGAAGTCCGTGAACTCAAGGTCGAGATCGGTGCGACTTGGGACGACATCATCACTGCATGTTTGCAGGATTTGATCGATAAGGCTCGCAAGTAGGAAACCCTCCTTCCGGCATAGTTTCGACTCACCCTACCCTCTCACCTCACCCATATGCTTCAGACGTTGCTAATGGCTGCCCACGCTTGCCTATACGGTTTCTCGCGCCTCACTCAACGCATCCCATCCCCAAATAAAAAAACCCTGGCCTGAAACTCCTTTACGGAGGATTCAAACCAGGGCTATACGTTTAATCGCAAAACAAAACGTACGTGCGTGATTGAGCGTTTGTAGGCTCACTCCTTCAGCAAATCAATCACGAAAACTTGGCAAACTCAGATCTGTTTTCTCGTGGAGGGGGATATGTCGTCTACTTGGTTCAAGCATTTTAATACAGCGCATCGTGGTCAACTAATCACCGACTTAATGTCGCAAAAACGATATGACTGTGTTGCTCTCTGGTACGTTCTTTTGGAGTTTGTAAGCAGGTACGAGGAGGAGCACGCTAGTGGTGTTGCTAGCATTCCTATTGCAACTCTCGCACGAGCAATGAACATGAAACCAACCAGAACTCATCGGCTTCTCACTCATATCTCATTGGTTTCTCGTTCGGATCTCATTTGCAAAACGGATGAGAAACAAAAGGGAAACGTAGTGTTCCTCTTGGCTAACTGGTCAAAATTACAAGAAACAAGGGATGCAAAGCGCGAGCGATCCGCCAGCAAACCGCCAGGAGAAGTAAGAAGTAAGAAGTTAGAAGTAAGAAGTGTAGAAGTAAGAGAAGTAAGAGAAGTAAGAAAAAAACAAGAAGAAGAAGAACTAAATCTTTCGGAGGGGGTCGCTTCCGCTCATCCCCCCGACACGCCAAATTTAAATGCTTCTGTCTGGAAAGAATACTCGACTGCTTACCTTGCTAGACACAAGGCAATGCCCGTCAGAAATGCTCAAGTGAATTCACAAATATCCCAACTTGTGAAACGACTTGGAGCCGAGGCTCCTGCTGTTGCTGCGTTCTACGTGAAACACAACGATGCGTTCTATCTGCGTGCTAGACACCCTGTTGGTCTCCTGCTCAAGGACGCAGAAAAGCTGCGCACCGATTGGTTCACAGGGAGCCAGATGCTTGGAACAACGGCAAGGGATCTTGAACGAAGGCAGCATAACTCGGACGTGTGGGATCGTGCAGCGATTGCCGTGAACGACGCTATAAACCGAAAACGAAATGGAGATTTGCAGTGAGCGAGGTCGATTGGAATTTAGTTCTCGTAGTCAAAGCAATGGGCGAAATTTACAGCCGAACCGTGTCCGATGCCGCCGCGATGATGTTCCTGGCCGATTTGTCCTCCTACCCGAGCGACCAAATCAAAATTGCTCTCCAGAAATGCAGGCAAGAGCTTCGGGCATTCCCCACTGTTGCTGACGTTCTTGCGCGTATTCCCGATGGCCGTCCAGGTGTCGAGGAGGCTTGGGCCATGATCCCGAAGGACGAGGAAAGCTCCGTGGTTTGGACCGACGAGATGGCCGAGGCGATGGCGTCTGCTAGGCCGTTGCTCATGGAGGGCGATCCCGTCGCTGCTCGCATGGCGTTCAAGGAAACCTACACAAAGCTTGTGTCGGCAAATCGAGGTAAGCCTGTGCGATGGTGGGCCAGCTTCGGTTTTGAAAAGTCAGGACGTGAGGCCGTTGTACGTGACGCTGTTGACCGCGGCAGGTTGACTCAGAGCGAAGCGCAGTTGCTACTGCCGGAGTACGAAGCCTCGCACTCACCTCGCAAACAAATTGCTGGGCCAGGTTTCACTGACATTGGCGACGTGATCAAGCCGTTTTTAAAAAGGGAATGACACACCGTCAACTCGCTGATATGGAAACTGTATGACCGACACACACCCGGATCTTGGCTATAAAATTATCTGTCAGTACCACGAGCTTATTTCCGTCGATGACCTTGAGGCTCACCCGGAGAATACGAATAAGCATCCGCGAAACCAGCTGATCGATATTGCCAACACGATCGAGCTGAACGGATGGAGAAACCCTGTGGTGGTGTCCAATCTCAGCAAGAAAGTGACCAAGGGTCACGGCCGTTGGCTTGCTGCAAAGCTGAGAGGCTGGAAGCTTGTGCCGGTTCAGTATCAGGACTACGAGACAGCTGAGCACGAGACTGCTGATATGCTCGCTGACAATTTGCTGCACGACAAGAGCGTCCAGGACAAGGACCGCCTCAGGGAGGTGCTCTCTGGCCATGTTGTGAACTGGTCGCTCGATGTACGGGCTACCGGGCTCACGTCTGAAGAGATTGAAAAGCTGTTGAATATTTCGGAGCCTACCTCGATGCTCCCGGAGTTTCCGATCAGCGGTAGGTTGCACGAAGCGTATGACTACGTTCTCGTCGTGAGTGATAATATCTCCGACTCCAACTTCATGTTTGACCACTTCCGCATGGGCAAGGTGACTGACTATCGTAGTGACCTGAGAGTGGGCCAGGGGCGCATGATTTGGTTCAAAGACTTCATGAAACTTGCTGGGCTTGGGGGAGCAGATGCAGATCATAATCCCCAGTAAGGGCCGAGCTGATACGATCACCACGCACTTAATCTTTCCTAGTGCCAAGATCGTTGTGATTGAGTCTGAGTACGAAGCCTACGCAAAGAACGTTGGTGCTGATCGATTGGTTACCTTGCCAGCCGGATTGTCTGGACTTACGGACACTCGGAATTTTATCTTGGACAACTGGCGGCATGAAACGATTTACATGGCGGATGACGACGCGATTGGACTTGGTCGAAATCACATCATCGGTGGTGGGCACCTGGACGACGCAGCGTATGAGAAGAATATTATTAAAGATCCGCAAATCTGCGAGGCGATTATCAAGGAACTTGCTGCGCTTGCTGAGAGCGGTGGTGCTTGGCTATTTGGACTCAAGTGGTGCAAGGATAAACACTTCAGTGGTTTTGAGCCGTTTAAACTGAGTGGGTTTGTTGGCCAGGGTCTTGGATTCGTGAAGAACCACAAGCTGACCTATGACAAGCGATGCACGCTGTACGACGACTACGACATTTCGTTGATGAACCTGTATCAGAAACGGTTCTGTGTTGTGGATCAACGCTACTGGTTGAACGTGGTGGATACCGCCGTTAATCCAGGAGGCTTAAGCAACGAACGAAACCAGACACGGTACGAGGTTTGTTTCAAAGCGATGCGCAAGAAGTGGGGATCTGCTGTTGAACGTCGGGAACGTAACGGCCGAGATGGTAAGCGCGACATGCAATATAACTATCTAATTAAACTAAACCTACCGTTTTGATATATAAAAAACAACTATAATTTATATAAAACTGGTGTTATAAGCCAGGGATGCAAAACAAATTTAATTGGGCGGATCAAACTACTAAGCACGGGCACAACCTCAAGGAGGTCGTATCCGGGTTTCAAAAATACATACGCAGGGGCATGGAGCGCGAGGCGCTTTATTTCGGTACTGAGATCGATCTCTCGGGCTACGGCGAATACCTATGGAAACGAATGCGGATCATTGCTAGCGAGGACATCGGTCTTGCTGAGCCGAATGCATGTGCTGTGATTGCCTCTCTCTACGACACGTACTGCGGTCTGAAGTCAAAGAAGGATCAGATCCATGCGCCTGAGCGGTTGATGACGGTTCACGCCATTCTGTATCTTGCTCGGTGTCCCAAGTCGCGAATTGTCGATCATGCTTTGTGCGTGATGTACAACATCGACCGAACCAATCCTGCAAACCGCATGGAGCTGGATGACTTCTGTTTCGACAAGCACACGATCCGTGGCAAGAAGATGGGCCGTGGCTTCGAGCACTTCTTCAGCGAGGGCGTCAAACTCCACAACCAAAACATTCCAGACGACTATTTCGAGGAAGCTAAGGCGGTAATGATGGGAAAGGAGAACCGATCATGAAGCGTGGCGAACTTCATGCAAAGCTCACTGCCGCTGAATACGTTCTCACTGAGCACGAAGCGCAACGAGTGATCACTGTAGCTCGGCGTTTGCTCAAGGCGAGAGACGAGGAAGCTGCTGGAACTCCTGGCCGATTCGTAGCGATGCGCAAGCGAGAGATCCTTGCTCTTGATCGTCTTATCGCTGCTGGAAAAATTCCATCGTGCACTTATGAAGTTGCCGGAGAGAACGTCGGGGTCTACCTCCCCCTCGGCGGCGAAAAACTGAAAATTCAGTAAAATAAATTTGACACACCGACATGCTGTCGAATAGATGGTTCTACGTCCGCGTGACTAATTTAAAACAATTTAACCGAATTGCTCCGACTTCTCGTTAGAGCAAGGCTGGGAGCCAGGCAGTCATTCCTCACGCGGACCTAATGCCTGGCTCTCAGTCCCCCCAAAGCGTGGGAGGGGATCATGACTGTAGTTACTGTTCAGCAGGCTCAGATGTTACTCGCTTCCAGCCATCCTGATGCTGGTGCTCAGTGGATCGAAAACCAAACGGACGACGCATATCACTCTGATAAGTCCGCAGTGTCCGCATCCTCCCTCTCGAAAATCCTTCGCTCACCCGCTACTTTCAAGGAAACCTTCTGGGGACCGCCTAGGCCAGCTAGCGATGCGCTTAAGCTCGGTCGCCTGGTTCACATGGCGTTGCTTGAGCCGTCTCGTTTTGTTGAGAGCTACGTCGTGATGCCCGTATTCGAGGGGTTCACGAAAGACGGTAGGCTATCCAACCAAAGCGGAGAGGCAAAGGCCAAGAAGGCGTCGTGGTTTGCATCGCTCCCCCCTGGCACTACTGTTGTCACCGAAGAAGAGCGCGACGTGATTGAAGGCATCGCAAACTCAGTCATGGCCCACCGAGACGCCAAGGACATCCTCACCGGCGGCAAGACCGAAGTAAGTGGATACTACGTTGATCAAGACAGCGGCATTCGTTGCAAGATCCGGCCGGACTTTATCCACTTTGGTATTCACGCTGAGGTTGATCTCAAGACGACGCAGGATTGTTCGCGCTATGCCTTCAGTCGCTCGATCATGAATTATAATTATCACTTCCAACGTGCGATGTACGCCGAGGGAATTAAGGCCATCACCGGAAAATATCCAGAACACTCAGTTTTTATTGCGGTAGAGAAAGAGCCGCCCTTCGAGGTCGCTGTGTACCGGGCTGATATCGGAATGATGGACTACGGACGCGAGCAGTACAAGCAAGCGCTTCGCACTCTACGCACGTGCATCGACACGATGACCTGGCCAGGTATCCAAGCGACGATGGAGGACATCGCGCTGCCTGCATATGTATTTAACCAAGGAGATAGAACGTGAGCACAGATTTAATTCAGCAGAAGATGAAAAGCATCAGAGACTTGTTAAATGTGAGCCGCAAGGAAATTGAAGCAGCTCTTCCCGCTCATCTTACGCCCGACCGTTTGTTGAGAATTGTAACAACGGAAATTAGAAAAACACCGGCACTCCTTGAATGCTCGCAAGCTAGCCTACTTGGCGCGGTAATTCAAAGTGCTCAGGTAGGGCTTGAGCCTGGAGGCGCTCTCGGCCATTGCTACTTGGTGCCGTTCAAGGGTCAGGTGCAGCTTATCGTCGGCTATCGCGGATTTTTAGAATTAGCGAACCGGTCTGACCGTGTATCCAAAATCATTGCTCGCGCCGTTTACTCCGGGGATGAGTTTGAGTTCGAGTATGGGCTGAACGAACGACTCGTTCATAAACCCGGAGACGCATCCAAGCGAGGACAACTCTCTCACGTCTACTGCGTAGTCACACTCAAGGACGGTGCTCAGATGTTTGACGTGATGGCGAAGGCCGAGGTGGATGCTATCCGAAATCGGTCCAAGGCAGGCAACTCCGGTCCATGGGTCACTGACTACGAAGCAATGGCAAAGAAGACTGCTGTCCGCAGATTGTTCAAGTTCATGCCTGCGTCGATTGAAGCGCAGCGAGCAGTTGGATTGGACGAAATGTCGGAAACCGAGAACGGTCAGGACAATGAGTCTGTGATTGGGGTCGAGGGTAGACAAGTTCCAGATGCAGGCACTTCAGCTCTGCGGGACGCTCTTGATACTCAGAAGAAACAGGCCGAGATTGTTGTTCCGAAGGAAGAGCCCGCGCCCGCTCCCGTGGTTGATAAACCTAAGCCAGCTATCGTTCCTGTGATCACTCCGGTTCAGCCTAAGGGCGACGATCCGAATGATCGAGCGTACATGGTTGAACTCATCGGCGGCGAGATGAAGCGCCTCGACATGGGCTCCTTCGCATTGGAGCAGGTTGTTAAGAAACGGTTCAGCAAGAAACCTACTGAACTCAATATTGAAGAGCTGAAGATCATTCTCGCAATGCTCCAGCAGGAAGGGATTGGAAAATGAACATGAAGGATATTTTATCGAAACACCCGTATTTGACCGTTGCTGACGGGATTAAGCACTTGGAAAAAATGGATGACGAAACAAAGAGCATTCTGAATACGTTTATTGCCGCCGCCGAGGACACCGATGGGACTTTCTTTGCTGTGCTTTGTGCGCATCAACTTGGATTTGAGCAGGGCAAGAAAGCGAGTCTAAATTGAATATCGACCTAACCCGATTTGATCAGCTCGCCGCCCAGGTAGCCCAGTTTGTCCGTCCCGTGTCCGATCTGACCGTGACCGATGCTGCGACCAATGCAATTGCTTCAGGTTCTTTGAAAACTATCAGGGAGATGCTGAACGAGATCGAGACGCGGCGCACTGAGATCACCGTCCCGTTGAATGAGACTTTGAAGTCTGTGAACAATTACGCCAAACAAGTGAAACAGCCCCTAGAAGACGCCGACGCTCATATCCGGGCACACATGACAGCCTACGCAAACAAACTCAAGGAAGAGGCCGCAGCGCTCGCCAGGGAGGCAGAGGAGCGTCGGAGGGATGAGGAGCGTCTTGTTCGACTTGAGCAAGAGCGTGTTCGATCCGAGCTCGAAGCAAAGAGGAAAGAGCAGGAAGCGGCAGCGCAGAAGGCCAAGGAAGCTGCCGATCTGTTTGGTGGTGCCCAGCAGGAGATCGAACGCAAGGAGCGGGAGGCTAAGCACGCAGCGGAGCTATTGCGCTTTGAGGCAGAGGCTCGGTTCAAACGTGAGCAGCTCGAGCGTGAGGCTCGTCAGCAGGAGGAGCGTAGGGCAGCGGAGGCTTCCAGGCCGAAGAACACCAGAGAGGTTTGGAAGTTCGAGGTCGTTGATGCTCTTGCAGTGCCAGACCGGTTTAAAAGTGTGAATGAGGTTGCCGTTGGGGCTGCCGTCAGGAACGGAACGAGGGATATTCCTGGGATCAGGATTTTCTCGGAAACGATCGTAGTCGCAAGATAGTGAGGGTTCGCGTGAGGGCTTTAGAGTGGATAGAAGATAACGCTGCAATGGCACTGTTGGTGTTTGCGTCTGGCATGTTGGCAGCATATTCCGTGTTTTCAGTCGATGATGAAAAGAAGCACCTGTGTCCCGCAGGACAGCGTGGCTATGCCGACCTCGTTGAACAGAAGACTGATGCAGGGGCGTTTATCCTGAAGATCGTTTTTGTCTGTCGGGAGAGAGAACAATGAGCTTCGAGCGAAAGGCGTTTATCGCGTTCTTTATCCTGATGCTCTTGTCCGTAGTTGCTAAGGCAGACGATCGTATCTGTCAGGTTCTTCTCGAGCGTGAGCAAAACAATGAGTCAGAGCTTGTGATGCGCATTGGTTCAGATAAAGCGGGGATCTATCGCTATCGATTGATTGGGGAAGAACGAGCATACGTTACTGGAATGTTCATGAACCCGATGTACAAGGGCAAGCATCTTTCGAAGGTGTTTGTTTATGCAATGCTGCAAAGGCACCCCAAGATTAAGACCGTAGGCGCATTGTTGGTAATCGACAATTTGGCCGCCAGTGGGCTTCTGTTCGCACCTAGGAACATAACCCAGGAGCAGTGCATCTATGGGGCGAGCCAAACTCCTTTTGCCAAGGCGTTCGCTCACTACGGATTCAGGATTAACAAATGCAGGTGGAATCCAGACACCGCATATTTGCAAGTGGAGGCTACGAAATGAGTGTCTGTATTTGGTGTGGGTATCATAATGGAGAACACGATCCTGACTGTGGAAAGCCGTTTATCACTTTTGGTGAGTACGAAGCGCGGAGAGCAAATGAAAATTAGCAACGAAGAGCTATTGTTTCAGGTGAGTACGGTAACTAGACGTGAATATTTCGCAGCGATGGCAATGCAGGCGCTGTTGTCTTCGATGACCGTACAGCGAGATGAAATGCGCGGATACATTATCGAGACAGCCGTTAAATATGCTGACGACCTGAATAATGCTCTTGAGGAAAAGCATGAGGTTGGCGTCGAATGAGTAAACACACTCAGTTGAAGTGGGAGTGGAACAAGGATAACGGGGAGACGGAGCTTGTAGGACTGCCAGCTGGAATGTTGGTCTCTATTGCCAAGCGCACGGATCAGCGATTGTACGTTTGCTTCGATCCTCCTGCTTATCCGATCACTGAAATTCTGAAGGATGACTCGTCACAGTACCGAATCGAAAAGATGGCTACTGCGCGTGTCCGCTTCCACTTGAATGTACGAATGAAGAAGGCATTCAAGGAGTACTCACTCATCAGACGCCAGTGTCTTGAAACCTTGAAGAGACTTCCTAAATGAATGCCCACGATAGTTTTATTGATACGGTAATTTTTGGATTTGCACTTATCGTTCTGGCCGCTACGTTGCCGCTCTGGGCGCCGGTTTACGGCATCGGAGTGATTGGCAAATTTGCGTTTGATCTGATAAGGAAGCGGAGAAAATAGGTATGGGAATGGCAAACAACCAGTTGTCGCTTGGTATCGACATTCGCACTCCTGGTGCTCACAGCATTGATCACGTGCTATTTGCAATGGTAGCGTCGCACATCGTCCATAGGTTTTGGGGATACCATCAGGAGAACCCGCAAGTGTTCAAACTGTTTGTGACCTTCGCTCGTCAGCTCAAGACTGCGGGAAGAGAATACTACGGAGCGAAGGCGATCATGGAGCGCATACGTTGGCACGTCTCGGTTGAGACACGCGGAGAGGATTTTAAAATAGGGAACAATCATACCTCCTGCTACGCGAGACTCCTTTGCGTTGTTTACCCGGAGGAGTTTCCGCTGAACTTCTTTAACTTCCGAAACAGCCCAGGCACGGTGAGGACACACGAATGAGCAGACACATGACCAAGTTACAACTTCAGAAGATTATTGGAGCACAACTCAAAGAACTCAGGCGGGGTCACCGTATGGGACAGGTTGAGCTCGCGAAGGAATTGAAAATCTCTCAGCCATTGGTAAGCAAGATCGAAAACGGCAAGGCGCTTCCCGACGTGTGGGTAACGAGAAAGATAGGCAGTTTTTTTGGCGTCCCATTCAAGCTCGGTGCCGACAGCTTCCCGTTTGACGGATGGGAGCTGCGGTGGTGAGCAACGAACAACTGAACCATCCCTGTGCCGGAGTGTGCTCGGGATGGAAGCAAGGATTTGAGCGCGGGCTATCAGACCGCGAGTATCACGGACCATCTGGCGCGATGATCATTGAGGAGAATAAGAGGTTGAAGGCGGAACTCGCCGAATCCCTCGCGAATGAGCAGAGCAGAGCTAAGGCGTATGCAGAGAGTCAGGCGAGAGAGGCGGCTCTTAGGAACCTGCTTTACCGGCATTACTTCTCTATTGGAATGATCACCTTGTGCTCGCCGTGCAACGAACTAAACAAGGACACAACCCAATCTTTCATGAACGACGCCAAGCGCGAACTCTCCCTCCCCGCTCCCGACCTAGTCGGAGTGATCAAGGTTTTGAGCGAGGCGCTGGAAGATATTGCGGATGGTTCTGAGGAACGCGGAACTGTAGAGACGGCCAATTGGGTTTTGAACATGACCCGCGAGATTCGCGAAAGGATCGGTGCGGTGTGAAGCCGTTACTTGTTCATAACGCTAACGGGTGCGGCTCATGTGACGGATACGGTGTTATGACCCTATATGGTGGTCCAGCTCAACCAGAGATTCTTGCTCCATGTATTGAGTGCTCACAAACAAAGACACTCAATGAATGCCTGCTTAGTAGAGAAGCGGCAATTAAGGCGCACCACCTCGTTGAAGAGAAGCGAGCAATATCCGAACACAACGAAAGGATCGGTGCGACGTGAAGCCACGCGAAGGCATCCAGCAAAGGGCGAGAGCCCATGCTGAAGGATTTTATGGATATGTTGAGCAATTAGAGGCCGGGACTTCCTTTGCTGAAGGCGCACTTGCCGGATACGAAATTGCTATTGAGGAACTAAGGCGACTTGGGGAGATGGGGCTTGTTTGTGCTCGCACCCTTGAAGAGCGATTGGGAGATGGCGAAGAATGATTGACCGGAAACGATTGCGGGAGTTGGCAGAAGAAACTCTAGTGCGGCACGATGCGCTGCGGGTTAATTTAGGAGACCCCGTGGTAATCACACCATCCACCACCGTCCTATCTCTCCTGGACACAATCGAGCGGTACGAAAAGGCACTTCAGCACTACACATGCACGGCTAGTACGATTAATGGTCACAAGATTTTAGTTTACGGAGACTCTGGGGCTATTGCCCGCGAGGCGCTGAACCCAAAGGAGGGTGCTTGAGCACGGACTATAAGAACTGCAAGTTGTGTAAGAACGGTGGTCCATGGCACTTTGACTGTGTGCCAGATAAGCCTGAGCCGATTTACGCCGGTAGCGGCATGAGCATTCTCATCGCAATTGGTTTTAATAGGACTGGCATCGACGCTGGTGAGTTGGATTACGGGATTGCATCGGCCAGAGTAGCTAACCTTTCACAAGAGGATCGAGTTAAGCTCACTCGGTTGTTGAGCAGCATTAAGAAAAGTTGCTTTGATATTTGGAGTGATGAGGAGCCTAAGCTGTGAACTTCAAAGAACGTGCACGGGAAGAGGCGGTCAACCCAAAGGGAAATGAGTGATGTTTATACTTACCAAAAAACCTCGAACAACTCAGGACGTAAAGTCAGTCATGTATCGAGTTCCAGAGGGTGCGATAAGGCAAGCGTTTAATGCCGCGCTGGTTGACTCCGGTCGATCCGCGCAAGATTTGGTAAACGCTATGGTCCAACACTGCCTAAAAGAAACGGGCTACTTAGTTGAGGCGCTGAACCCAAAGGAGGGTGTGGAGTGAACTTCGGAGATGAGCCAGAAGAATACTATTCAAGGACGGTTAAAGAACTTCAATCCAAGCTCTCCGAAGCTATGGACACGCTGGATCGGTACGAGAGGGCATTGAAATTCTACGCAGATGGTGAGGTCGATCATGAAACAGTTAGGAAAGATCTCACGGCAAACGTGAGCCCTCGATGTCGTAAACCAATGATGTATGGGCATGTTGCCCGCGAGGCGCTGAACCCAAAGGAGGGTGAGTAATGGAAACGGAAGCGACGTATGCCGGAATTACGGCTTTACTTAGACTCAAGGGAATGAAGGTGGGCGAACCAATTCAAGGGATACACTTGGAAGCGATACGGTATTTTGTCGGACATCTGCTGGACCTAGTTCCAGACGCGAGAGTTCTAGGCACAGTGGAATTTCCAGAGGTTGGGAAGCCGGTGAAGACCGGAGTCTTTGCTGACTCGGAGGGTGCGTAATGAGCGATCACGACGTTCTGATGTCTCATTTGTTAGCGGTTAGGGCTGAGCTTGAACAGTATGTAAAAGAGTACTCACCCTTTATGGGACCAGAGGCAGAACACGCCCTGTCCAAGGCCATTGTTCTGATCCACAACTTTCCGTTCGCGGTAGACGGCCAATGAACCTAAAAGAGCGTGCGAGGGAAGCGGCGGTTAATTACATACACGACAATGGCGCGCTGGACGGCGGCAGACTGGCTAATAGAGAAGGCGGGGATGGATGAGAATTAAAATCAGCGTTAACGGATGTGACGACACGACTGTTTTTGAAATGGACGTCTCGATTGTTCAGTATGTTTTTTTATTGGATGTTGCAAAACTCAGTCAGCAGCACTCCGAATACTCATGCCAACCAAGGATTGAAATTGAAGATAAGACGAAATCGGAGGGTTCAATGTTTACAGTAAACCAGGGACCAGAAACATAGGAGTTTTATATGTTCACTGCATTGGAGTCTTTAGCCCATGATATTTTTCGGATAAAAAGTGAGCTTGATGCCTTGCCGTTGTATCGTCTCTTAAGGAGATGGAAACTCATGGGTAAACTTAGAGATGCGCTGGCATTGCAGTCTTTGTTGCTTGAGCTGCGGCGCGGAACCACGTGTGTTGTCTGTTTTGCAAATCCGTGCAGGTGTAAGGCGCGATGACTCATAAGGAATTTGAAGCGAGGCACGCACTTATCTGTGCAGCTGCTGATTTAATCCGTGTGCATATGGGGTGGACATACCGAAAGGCCAGCGATTGGATGACGACAGAAAATCCGAACTTTGGAAACGCGACGCCCCATCACTTGTTTATGGTGGGTAGGTCCCACAAAGTACTCGCGTTCATTGAGCAGGCGATGTCCGACGAGCGGAGAGACTGAGATGAAGCGATACCTTGGACGTTTTGGAATGTGGTTGTGTGACGTTGGCCTTTGGATACTAAACCTAGGACCGAAAGATCCAGACGACCTAGAGGCACAGAAGGAGTTCATCTTGTTGTGGCGAAAGCTAAACCAACAAGTGAAGAAGTTGGAGTGACCATCGGGGAGCTGGAGCGGATTGTTATCCTCGGTATGCTCGCCGTACTCGACGGCAACCGAAAAGCGACTGCTGAGGCGCTAGGAATTCAGCCGAGAACCCTACGCGATAAGATCAGAAAGTATAAGAAGCAAGGCTATAAGCCCGAGCCACCGAAGCGCGGCGTGAAAACGCGAAAGTCTTGACACCCACCTTCACTCGATGACATCTTGCCGGGATGAAGAAGAAGAGACCAAGCACCACCGAATCACCCGTTGACCGACTCAGATCCGAAATGTACAAGGCCGAGAGGCAGATGTTAATCTCTGCACTCACCGAGGCGAAGGGCAACCAAAGCGTAGCCGCTCAGATTGTCGGCATGAAACGCACCACCTTCGTCACCGCCGTAAAGCGACTCAAGATTACCCAGACTCGGCATGAGGTCGAGTACGTATGAACATCACCGAGCTTGTCATTCTGTTTACCATTGTTGGGTTAATTGCTTACGATGTTATTGCTGGCGCAAACGGACAACCTACCGAAAGTGCAGTATTGCGTGATTATTCGGTTCGTTGGACCATCCTACCTTTCGTCGCAGGCTTCCTACTCACACACTGGTTTGCACCCAGAGAGCACCACGATGTCTCAGGTTGGATGTGGGCGTTGCCTCCAATGGGTATCCTCCTGACGATTGATATCATCTGGAACGTGAAGGGTTTGCCGCGTGTGTGGTGGAGATGGCCGTTCTTCTACGCTATCCTCGGTATGCCAGTTGGCTATTTTTTTTGGCCTCAAGGATATTAAGTGACCGAACGAGACTTGAAACATATCGAAGCCTTGAGACAGGCCGCGCTTGAAGCAGGCTCATTCTCACCCAGGGCATGGGAGATGTTCCGTAGGCTCGCAGAGCGCGAGGTTCCACGTCTTATCCTGGAGCTCAGGGCGAACCTCCCAAAGGAAGAGAAGACGCTACGAGAGCGAGCGATGGGGTTATAAAGTTTTGACCAGTAGCATGAGGGTCGTGCATCCGGCTGTTAACCGGAAGGTGAAGCTTCGATTGCTTCCTGGTCAGCCAAATTAGTCAGGTATTCTATGGCAACACAAGAGAAACGCATTGCAGGGTGGAGAGCCAAGAACAACGGCAGAGGGTTTGAGCAGCAGTTTATCCTCGCCTGTTACTCCAAGAAGGTTGCAGTCACCCGTATCCCTGATGGATGCAAGCGCATATCCAAGGTACGCCTCCTCCAGGTTAAGACCCCTTTTGACTTCATAGTCTCCTACGCTGGTAGGACTGCTCTCGTAGACACCAAGACCTGTGAAAACCGGTTCTTTAACTCCTCCATAGACCCAGATCAGATCTCAGCAATGCAGTCCCACGCCAAGGTAGGCGTATTAGCTGGCTACGTGATCCAGTTCCGTGAGCACAACTTGGTCGGCTTTGTCCCATCCTCTCGTCTTTGGTCCGCTCAGTACGAGAAGGGCTCAATTGCCCACGATGACGAAAATGTTACACTCATCTCAGACGATCTATTCGCTATCGACCCAAGAATGATATTTGATAAAAAAACTCAAGATAGCAAAGGAGGGACTGCAAATGGCTAGACCTAGGAAGGTTGTTGACCCCGAATTGGTGAAGTACCTCGCTTCCATCAACTGCACGAATGAGGAGATTGCTGCTGCCTGTGGAGTGTCAAAGGATACAATTGAGCGACGTTTTGCGGCCATAGCAAATGAAGGACGGATTAATGGCAGGAGTTCCCTCAAGAAGTGGATGAGCGATGCTGCGAAGAACGGCAACGTCACCATGATGATCTGGCTATCAAAGCAGTTGCTAGGATACTCTGATAAACTCGAAACGAAAAATGATTCGACGGTAACCCTTGGAAACATTACGCCCGACCAAGCCGACTTGGAGACAACAAAAATACTCTTACGCCTTGAAGCGAGAAGAGGCTCGAAAGGATCTGCTACTAGCTAGGCAGCTCGAGTTCCTCCAGTGCAAGTCTGACCTTGGTCTATACATTCAGTCCGCATGGGATGTTCTAGAGCCGCAGACCGGTCTCAAGTGGAACTGGCACCATGACCTTATTGCTGAACACCTCCAAGCTTGTGAACGTGGTCAGATTCGACGGTTGATCATCAACATCGCACCCAGGTCCATGAAGTCAATTTTGGCTACCATTGGGTTTCCGACATGGGTTTGGACCCATACCCCTCAAGCGCGGTTTTTGTTCGGCTCCTACGCTGATACGCTGGCCGTAAAGCATTCGGTCCTGAGACGTAACCTGATCGAGTCTGACTGGTACCAGAGGGGGTGGGGTGAAACCTTCCAGATGGCAGCAGACGTGAACATGAAGTCCGAGTTTGCAAACAATAAGACCGGGCAGATGAAGTCGTCAGGCATCAAGGGATCGATCACCGGCCAGGGCGGCGATTACATCATCATTGATGATCCTCACAACCCACGTGGCGCTGAGTCTGATGCAGAGCGAGAAGACGCTATCCAGAACTTTGACCTCGCCTGGTCATCCCGTCTCAACGATAAGACCACCGGCCGGATCATTGTCATCATGCAACGGCTCCATGAAAGAGACCTCACTGGTCACCTGCTCGAAAAGGGCGGATACACTCACCTGAAGATCCCGACTATTGCTGAGGAGAGAGAACGGATCGTATTCCCACTCTCCGGCCGTGTGTTTGAACGCGAGCAGGGTGACTTCATGCATACTGACCGAGACGGAGCTCGAGAGATCGAGGAAGCCAAGCGCGACCTTGGACCCTATGGATTTGCAGGCCAGCACCAGCAGACTCCAGTTCCGAAGAGCGGGGGCTTGTTCAATGCCTCCATGCTCACCTTCGGCAAGCTGCCTTCCGAATTCGACTACTCGTTTATCATGTGTGACACGGCGTACTCCGACAAGCAGAGCGCCGACTTCACGGTGTTCACATGCTTCGGCATGAAGGGGGAGCAGCTATTCGTCCGTGACGTATGGAGGAAGCAGATCAAGTCCTCAGAGGTAGAAGACCCAGCTGTCATGTTTATCAAGCGCTTCGATCAATACGGATTTCGGGGGGTATACATCGAGCCAAAGGGGCATGGCCTATACCTAAACCAGTCCCTCCCGAAACGGGGCATCCTCATCCCTCAGGAAGCTGCCATTAAGGAATTCTTCGCGGATCGTAAATGGGACAAGGTCACCAGAGCGAACAACGCTATTCCGTATCTCGCGAACCGTGTTGTCGTGATCAACGAAGACATCCTAAACAAAGAAGAGCTACTCGCTGAAACTCTTAGGTTCCCGAGAGCAGCGCATGACGATTTCGTTGATACACTCATCGACGGTATTAAATTTGCCTTTGCGCGTCAGGTATCGTCTCTTGACGTTCTGTAGCCATGTGACAGATATTGAATAGTAAGCCCAAGGAGCACAACCAGATGTCGAATAAGCCACGCAGAGCCAAGCCATCTAAGGCCAAGGTACAGAACTCAGCACCGACGCCAGTGATGAGCAACGGTATGTCGGAAGCCATCATGGGGTTTAATCCTGGAGGCATCGGCACACAGCTCAGCCAGGTAGACACTCTGTTCTTTAACGAACGATGGTACATGATCTCGAACATGAGGCAGATCGTGTCTCAGGTGTACGTCGAGCACGGGCTCATTCGCACCATCGTTGACGTTCCAGTCGATGACGCTTTGCGAGACGGCTACGACATCAAGTCCAAGCAAATCTCGCCAGAGCAGATCGAAAAGATCCTCACTCTCATCGAACGCGGCAATATCAATTCCGGTATCATTGGTCAGGGTTGCAAGTGGACACGTCTCTTTGGCGGCGGCGGTATCGTGATCATGACCGATCAAGACCCCTCAACCCCCCTCAATGTTGCTGCGATTGGTAAGGACTCACCACTGGAGTTCCGCGCTGTCGATATGTGGGAGTTGTTCTATTCCAAGCAGAACATGGAAGGGTTTGACCAGACGCTCCGTGAATACGACTTCGAGTACTACGACTTTTACGGAGTGAAACTCCACAAGTCCCGCGTGATGAGACTCAAAGGGCTAGAGGCTCCAAGCTTTATCCGGCCGAGACTCCGTGGATGGGGATACTCAATCCTTGAGTCGCTCGTTCAAAGCATCAACCAGTTCCTGAAGTCCAAGAATTTGGCGTTTGAAGTGTTGGACGAGTTCAAGTTGGACATCTTTAAGATCGACGGACTCACGCAGACGCTATTGAGTGCAGATGGCACTTCCCGGGTTCGCCAACGAGTTGAGCTCGCTAACCAACAGAAGAACTATCAGAACGCTCTCACCATGGATGCCAAGGACGACTACCTGCAAAAGCAGCTAACGTTTTCTGGGCTTGCAGAGATGATGAAGGAGTTCCGCATCCAGATTGCCTCTGACATGCGTATGCCGATGACCAAGTTGTTCGGTCTCAGTGCCTCCGGGTTCAATTCCGGTGAAGACGACATCGAAAACTATAACGCCATGGTCCAAGCCGAAGTTCGGTCCAAGATCAAGTTTGACATCCTCCGGGTGATCGAGTTGCTCTGTCAGAAGGAGTTTGGGTTCGTACCTGATGACCTCAGGATGGAGTTCAACCCGTTGCGCGTATTA